TAATTTTTCACTTTCAGAGTTTCAGTCGAAAGATAATTCTCCAATGCCTACTGATGTTTTAGATAACATTAAAAAGTTAGCTGGTTATTTACAGATATTGCGTGAACATTTAGGCAAGTCTATTAAAATCAATAGTGGTTATAGAAGTCCATCTCACAATAAAAAGATAGGAGGTGCTAGTAAATCAAAACATCTTTTAGGTATTGCTGCTGATATAGTAGTTCAAGATTACACACCAAAAAAAGTTTACGAGGTTATTGAATTATTAATTGAAAAAGGAGATTTACCACAAGGAGGTTTAAAGGCTTATTCAACTTTCACGCATTACGACATTGCTGGTAAAAAAAGACGTTGGTAAGTATATTTATTAAATAAATATTCGTATATTTGATGTATTAAATTATATTATATATGGAAATTTGGAAAGAAATAAAAGATTACGAAAATTATCAAGTTAGTACTTTAGGTAATGTAAAAAGAAAAAAAGGTTATCAAAGCAAAAATGAAAGATTATTAAAACCAATTAATAATGGTAAAGATTATTTATCGGTTACATTATCAAAAAATGGAACAGTAAAAAGATTTTATATTCATAGATTGGTTGCAAAGACTTTTTTAGAAAATAAAGAAAACAAGAAAGAAGTAAATCATATAGACGGAATAAGAATTAATAATAAATTAACAAATCTTGAATGGGTTACAAGTTCTGAAAACCATAATCATAGATACCAAGTATTAAAGCAAAAGGGTGTTAATTATGGGAAAACAGGAAGTAAAAATTGGTTAAGTAAAGAAGTTTGTAAATTTGACTTATCAGGTAATTTAATACAAACATATCCAGCCGTTATGGAAGCAATGAGGCAAACAGGAATAGGTGAATCCTGTATTAGAAATGTTATTTACGGAAAACAAAAAACTGCTGGAGGTTATAAATGGAAATATAAATAACTTCAGGGGTAAAAAGGCACGTTGGTAATGAAAAAACTATTTATACTACTTTTATTGGTTGGATGTAGTTCTAAAAAAACAATTACTGAATATAAAGATAGGGTTGTAAATGATACAATCATAAAAACCAAAACAGAAATTTTAGTTGAAAGGTTCACAGATACATTAACTATTGAACAACCTTGTGATAGTTTAGGCAATTTAAAGCCTTTTAAGCAACTTATTTCTACAAAGCAAGGTAAAGTATCACTACAAGGAAAAAACAACGTTATAACTGCTGAAATTGATTTAAATGCTTATAAAGAAGTTTTAGAAAAAGAATACAAAAGTAAGTTAGATAAAAATATAGTTATAAAAGAAAAAGAGGTTATCCGTTACAGAACACCTCTTTGGTTAATTTTACTATGTCCAATATTATTTGCGTTTGGATATTTAAAAGGTAAGTTTTTATAAAAGTTGGATTTTTATTTTAAAAAAACAACTATAAAATAATTTGTATATTTACACAAAAATTTAATAACATTTAATATAACAATAATGGCAACAACTGGCGTATTTAACGGAACAGATTTAATTTTAAAAGTTGAGGGGGCTGTGGTTGGTCACACAACAAGCTGCTCACTTTCATTATCTATGGACACTCCTGAGGCAACTACAAAAGACTCAAACGGATTTTCAGAGTATATTGGAGGCGTAAAAGGTGGGGAAATTTCTTTTGAAGGATTAGTAGCTTACGATGACGATTCAAATGCAATCGAAATGGCTGACTTTCTTTTATCAAGAACAATTTTGACTTGTGTTTTTGGTACTGCTGAATCAGGTGACGCAATTTATACTGCTGAAGGATTTTTGACTTCTGTTGAAATGAGCGCTGAGATGGAATCAGCTGTTTCTTATTCAGGATCAATCACTTTGACAGGTGCAATTGTAAAATCTACAAACGCATAATAAAACTTTTTAAAATATTAAGTCTCCGCCTTATATAGGCGGTGGCTTTTTTATATTTATTAATTAAAATCTTTTAAAATGACAAACAAAAAAAGAGGTTACATTGATATAACCGTACAGGGTAAAACTAGAACTTTACATTTTTCAATGAATTTTTGGGCGGAATTTACCGAGCAGTTAGGTATTTCGTTGCAAGATATTGGAGGCGTTTTTCAAAATGGTATATCTTTAACAGGTTTAAGGGCCTTAGTTTATTCAGCTGCTTTGGCGAATGACTTGGAAAATAACAATGATGTTGATTACAACATTTATTCAGCTGGAACTTGGCTGGACGATATTGACGCCGAAACAATTAATAAAATTGTTGAAACAATGATTGAATCTAAAATTTTAGGTAATTCATTGAATCCTGGCGAAAATAAACAAGCAAAGAATCAGCCGTCAAAGAAGCAGTAAACTTTGAAACATTAACCGACTATTATATTGGGCAAATTGGAATTTTGCCAAATGATTTTTGGCGGCAAACCTGGAGGGAAAACGGTTTAATGGCGGAAGCGTATCACAACAGGATCAATTTGAATTGGGAGCAAACGAGATATGTCGCAACAATGATTCACAACGTGAATTGCGAAAAAAAATCACAAATGCTAAAACCTGAACAATTATTTCCGTTGCCTGTTGATCAACAAAGAAAAAAGAAGAGATCTGAGCCAAAATCAACACCTGAACAAATGCAGAAATTTTTGAATAAATACAACTCTATGAGCAATAAAAAGACGTTTAAATAAAGCGTCTTTTTTTTTGTATTTTTGTCTGACTACATTTAAAAATTATGGCACAACAAGATTTAAGAGTTAATATAACAGGAAATAGTTCGGGTTTAAGCAATGCGCTCACTTCAGCAAGTTCTAAACTAGAGGCGTTTGGATCTAAAATGTCGAGCGTTGGTAAAAGTTTGTCAACGCAACTGACTTTGCCTTTAGTTGCTGCTGGTGCTGCTGCTACAAAATTAGCGTTTGATTTTGATAAGTCTATGACGCAAATTCAGGCGCTTGTTGGGGTTGCTGCTGGTGATGTAGCTAAAATGGGTGAAACTGCCAAAAAAATGGCAACAGATACAGGTCGAGGTGCAAACGAAGCTGCTGAGGCTTTATTCTTTATAACTTCAGCAGGTTTAAGAGGTGACGCTGCGATGCAAGTTTTAGAACAGTCTTTGAAAGCGGCAGCCATTGGATTGGGTGAAACTAAAACAATTGCAGATTTATCAACTTCAGCTTTAAACGCTTACGGTGCAGCTAATTTAAGCGCAACAGATGCAACTGATATTTTAACAGCAGCCGTTCGTGAAGGTAAATTGGAGGCTTCGCAATTAGCGGCATCAATGGGAGGGGTTATTCCGATCGCTTCTAATATGGGAGTAAGATTTGACGAAGTTGCTGCGGCAATGGCGGCAATGTCGAGAACAGGAACAAATGCAGCTGAAGGAGCTACTCAGTTGAATGCAATTTTAGCGTCTTTAAAGAAGCCAACTGCTGAAGCTGAACAGGCATTGACAGCTATGGGAATGTCAACTGATAGCGTTCAAAGATCACTAAGAGAGCAAGGGCTTTTGGCTACTTTGGAAATGTTACAGGCTGGACTTGCAAAAACAGGACAAGATACAACTGCAATTTTTCCAAACATTCGAGCCTTAAAAGGGGTTTTAGATTTAACAGGTGCAGGATTGGAGGATACTCGAAAAATATTTGATGCGTTAACAGAATCAACAGGCGCAACAAATGAAGCGTTCGAAAAAACAGCTCAGTCAGCATCTTTTAAATTTGAAAAAGGAATGGCAACAATGAAAAATTCATTGTTAGAAATTGGTGAGGTTGTTTTACCAGCTGTTGTTAGTGCAATAGAAAAATTATCAGGATTTATAAAAGGATTATCAGACGGATTTAAAGGTTTGTCTCCATTTACACAAAATTTAATTGTAACATTTGGCGGTATTTTAGCCGCTGCTGGGCCTTTACTTATTATTTTCGGTAAAATGATGACTGGAATTTCCGCTTTAGGGCCTGTTTTAAAATTGGCTGCTTTTGGTTTTAGAGCCTTGACTGCAACTATGTTAGCAAATCCAATCATTGCTGTTGCTGCTGCAATTGCTGCAATTGGGGTTGCGATATATAAATATACAAAAGCGCAAAAAGAGGCATTAAATGAAAGTTTGTCAATTGAAGAGATTGAAAAAAGAATTGCAGAAAAACGTAAAAAATTAGCTAGTGAACAGGCAAGGGTTGCAGATGGTTATGGTGGGCAAGTAAAGAAAAATGTTGAATTATTAAAAAAAGAAATTGCAGCTTTAAAAGACAAAGAAAAAGCTATAAAAGCATCAGCGAAAGCTCTTAAATTAAGTGAAAAAGAATCACCAGTAACAACGCCAACAACAATAGCCGCCACAACTTTACAGCAAACAGCGCCAACAGCAGCAAGTGCAAGTATGCCTTCTGTTACAGCTATTGGAGGCGGATTAGAAATGGCTGATATTGCTACTCCTATAACTGACGCAATAAAATTAGACACAGCACTAATACCACAGGCTATGGATGAGCAACAGCAAATCCTTATGGAAAAAAGAGCTGAGGCACTTGAAAGAACGATGGCTTTTAACCAAGGATTAAGTCAAATCGTTACAGGTGGATTGCAAGACTTAGCTGTTGGAATTGGTCAGTCACTAGGTGAAGCTTTATCGAGTGGTGGAAATTTAGCGCAAAAATTATCAAAAGTTGTATTGTCAACAATTGGAAGTATGGCGCAACAATTAGGTAAATTAGCGATTGGGATTGGTATAGGGGTTAAATCTATTGCAACAGCATTAAAATCTTTAAATCCAGCGGTGGCTATTGCTGCTGGTATTGCTTTGGTTGCCTTAGGTGCTTTTGCAAGTTCACAGGCTGGTAAAATTGGATCAGGCGGTGGTGGAGGCGGAGGCGCAACAGCTTTTGCAAATGGTGGAATTGTATCAGGGCCTACAATGGGATTGGTTGGGGAATATCCAGGAGCTAGATCTAATCCTGAGGTCATTGCACCTTTGGATAAATTGCAAAATATGATTGGCGGTGGAAGAGGTACTCAAAACATAAATGTTGGCGGACAAATTAGATTAGAAGGGCAAGATTTACTGATTGCAATTGAAAGAGCAAACGAAACAGCTGGAAGAATTTACTAAATTATGGGAAAAGAAATCGCTTACGGAGTTAAATATAGACTACAATTTTCTGACGTTTTAGGATACGGAAAAAAAGTTGAAATATTAAAAAGAGGTTATACAGGTGATGTTTTGCCAATGATTGGAACAGGAGAGCCTGTTGTTATAAAATGGAATTCTACTGACGATTTTTATAAGCCAATTATCGGATCGAGTTGCAGACTTAATTTATTAGTTACTGAGGATGTTCAATATGACGATTTTTACAAGTTTGACGAGTTTGAATACAGAATTAAGGTATCATATTCAAAACAAAAATCTGAATCTTATATTGACAGAATTGTAGCTGATTCAGGAGTTTACGAATCTATAAACTGCATAAATGATTTTTTAGGTGACTTTTTCACAATATCAACTTATTACGAAAATAGAGTTGCTGAAGACGGCGGAAGGGTTGAATCTTTGGACTGTGTATCAAATGGAATCATTGACGATAGATTTCACATTTGGGAGGATTATTGGGTTGGAAACATCGTTGTAGATAGGTTTAAAGAGTCAATGATTGATTTTCCTTATCAGATTTCATTAAATGCATTTGATGGACTTGGAATGTTGGATAAATACCCAGCGCCATTGTCAGCAGACGATGATCAATACAGCGAAAATACAACTTCAGATTTACAAAGAATTTCAAAAATTTTACAAAACATTCCTTTATATTTAGACTTAGTTTTTATAAATGATTTGAATTATTTAGATACTGATTTATCTATTAAAAAGTTTCCAAATGTCACAACTTTTCCAAATTATTTATTTGAGTTGAAAAATGGATTTGACGAATATACTGCAAAAGAACAATTATCATTGTTGTTAACGCTTTACAATATGCGTATATTCCAATCGTTTGGAAAATGGTATATAGTAGAAAATTCAAATATTTTTGATCAATATGTAAAAGATTATATTGCAAACCAAAATGAATTTTTTACTCCGCCAACTAATATCAGGGAATTAATTACTCAAAGATTAAAATCTATAAATAATGAGTTTTTAACTATTGAAAAATATGATTATTTAGGCGCAAATAAAACTGATGAGTTTATAAATACTTTGAAAATTGCGCCAAGTGATTTAATACCTATTGAAAATAATTTACAAAGAGAATATTTACAGCCGCTTTTAGAAGTGGAACAAAATTTATCAACAAGTCAATACGATAGAACTTATTGGAATAACAATGCTGGATTTGAATACGGCGATTTCAATTGGAATATAAATTTAACCTATGCAGTAATTGCTGAAAACGAAATATCTAAGCAGGGTAATTTTTCAATGAAGTTGAATTTATTTGCGCCAACATTTGATGTAAAATGCTTTACTACTAACAAAATTCCTTATGGGCCATTTTTAACTGATTCAATAAATAGACTTGCTTTACAAGGTACAAAGTTCACATTTTCTTATTTTGTTGATGCAAATGATATTTTAGTAAATACAAAAGTTCAATTTGTTGTTAAATATTATGATGCAGGATCTACTATTTATTGGAATAATTCAAGTAATACCTGGACAAGTTCCTTTATACTTAATCAAATTAATGTAGATAATTTTAACACTTGGCAAACTGTAACAAAAACATTAAAAGATCCAACTCCTTTAGGGCCTTTTAACGGAAAATTAGATCTTGAAATTTGGAGTACAAGAACTGATACAACTTCAGACTATGTAAATACTTATTTTGATAATGTTGGTATTTTTCAAGATGGAGCTGAGTTTTTTGAGTTTATTTGGGTTGAAGGAATTGAAAAAAATATAACTGGAGAAAAATCAATCAAAGCAGTTAGATCAGACACTAAAATTTACAGCACAAAAAAATCTTACGATTCAATATTGTTTCCAACTGATACGCCTTCAGGACTTAAAAAATGGTATAGAACAAGAGATTTTAAATTTATAAGCAATACAGATACAGTTTATAATAGTGTTACAAATATTAGAAATCAAAATATAATGAATGATTTCAGGGATTATTGTACAAGATATTCAGGAGCATTTAGGGGTGCAGGGCCAACGCCATTGTCAATTCACAATAAAGTTTGGTTTAATTGGCCAAATGTTTTAGAAGACGAACAAAGTTCGGTAATTGATGGACTTACCTATGCGGTAAAATCAAATAAATACGATATTGTTGCGCACGTTCCGAATGACGATAACGATCTTGATGTAAATGTAAAAATAACATAACAAAACTTTTCTTTGTTTTTTTTGTTTGTCAGCCGCTGATTTGTATTTATTTACATTTTGGCGGTTTTTTTTAAAAATAATTTTTTTATTTAAAAGTTTTTTTTTACTTTTGTATTAAATAAAAACAAGAAAATATGTTCGAACAATTATTTAAGGCGGAAATGAAGCGCCTAAATTTAAAACGTTATGATGTTTGCAAAATTCTAAGTTGCACAATGCCAACTTTAAAAGCAAGATTGCAAAATCCTGAAAACTTTACACTTGGCGAAATTATGATCCTTCAGGAAAATGATTTTAAACTGCCAAAAATTTCAAAAGATTTAAACATTTAAACAATTAAAACAAAAACAAAATGAAAACAATTAACATCAAAGGTAATAACTATATTACCGTAAACGAAAGACTGAAATTTTTCAGAAATCAACAAATTTATTCAGGTTGGCAAATTATCGAGGATATTGTAACGCTTGACGAAAATGAAGGCATTTTTAAAGTTACTATAATAAACGAAAAAGGAATCAGCATTGTATCAGCACACGCACAGGAATATCGAGATTCGTCTTACATAAATAAAACTTCATTTGTAGAAAATGGATTTACTTCAGCATTAGGACGTGCTTTAGGTTATTTAGGAATTGGAATTGACACTTCAATAGCTTCAGCTGAAGAGGTGCAAAATGCGGTACAAAATCAAAACAAAGAATCAGACGATCGTAAATGGTTAACAGAGGCGCAACTTAATGCAACTTTAAAAGCTACAAAAGAACAGGCTGAAAAGGTTATAAGTGCTTTTAAAATGAAAAAAGAATACAGAGAAAAAATAGAAACTAAATTTAATTTAAAATAGAGAAAAATGAGTACAGAAAAAAAAGAAACAATTTACTGCGGTAATGGTAAAAAAGTAACAACACAATATGGTGATTTTAGAGCTGTCACTATTAATTTAACTGATTTGCCTTCAGAATTTATTTTTGAATATAATGGCAAAAAATACATTAAGTTAAATGTAAATGATAAAAAGGAAGCTGACAAGTACGGAAAAGATGTTTCTGTATCAATCAACACTTGGAAGCCTGATCAAGAAGCTACTGTTTCGGCAAAAGCTATTGTTGAAGAGACTTCAGATTTGCCTTTTTAATTAGTTAATTTAAAATAAAATTAGTGCGGTATTTAAAAATATCGCATTTTTTTTTAAATTATTTTTAAATAAAGTTGTGTAATTGAAAAAATTCTTTTACTTTTGAAGTGTTAAACAAACAAAAACAAATATTATGATCAATTTTAAAACAGAATTTCCAAAAAAAGAAATAACAATTGTTACAGATGTAAAAATAGGTTCTTTAACATCAGATAACAATGCAACTATACATTATAGAGATTTTAAAGGATATTTAGATACTGTACAACATATCGTTTTGAAAGGTTCTCGAAATGCTTGGTTTGAAGTTAAACAAGAATTTTTATATGATACCTTAATGGGAACTGTAAAAGATACTTATTCAGATAGTTTTAATAGAGAATTAAAGGTTGAAATATTAAATTAAACAAAAACAAAAAAGGGGTTCGATATTCCGTTAAGTATAAATAAAACAAAATAAAATGAATGATTTAATTAAGTTCCTAAATTTCAGAATTAAGGCTTTAGAAAAAGAAAATACCAATTTAAATAATAAGATATTAGAGTTACAGGCTAAAATGAAGGATTACAATATTACAGTTACATATTCTAAAAATTAAACAAAAAACAAAAACAAAAACAAAATGGAAACAAAATTTGACACAAACGAAAATTATCATTCATCTCCAGGAATCAGCGCTTCAGGTTTAAAAACAATTTATAAGAAATCTGTTTATCATTTTTTAAAACAAAAACCATTTGAATCAGCATCAATGGCGTTAGGATCAGCAGTACATTGCGCAATGCTAGAGCCTGAATTGTACTACAAAAATTATCACGTTATGCCAAGTATTGACAGACGTACAAAAGTAGGCAAAGAAGCGTTTGAAATTGAACAGAAAAAAGCTGAAGGAAAAATATTATTAACACAGGACGATCACGAAAAAATTACTTTTATTTTAAATAATTTCAGAAACAATGATTTGGCCCAAAAATATTGTAAAGGCGAAATTGAATTGTCACACTATCATAAACACGAAAACATTGATGTAAGAATAAGGCCTGACGTTTTAAATAGAATCGAGAATTTTATATCAGATGTAAAGACTTGTCAAGACAATTCGCCTTCAGCATTTAAAAGAGATGTTTATAAATACGGTTATCATTTACAATGCGCTTTTTATTGTGATATGTTAGGCATTCCTGCTGAAAACTTTAGATTTATTGCCGTTGAAACAAATTATCCATTTTCTGTTGAGGTTTATGGATTAAGTGACGAAATGATTGAGCAAGGCAGAAACGGATGGAAACGTGCCTTTAATGATTGGAAAGTTTACGTTGAAACAGGAATTGTTTCGGGTTACATTTGGAATGATTTTAACGACGATGGATCTTTAATTTTGTAGAAATGGAACTAAAAGAAATAATTGAAATCGTAAACAATCATTTTGAAGTTGATTTGTCAGCTACAAAAAGAACTCGTGAAATGGTAATGATTAGAGCTTGTTATTATTATTTGGCTAAGAAAAAAACAAAATGTTCATTAGCTAAAATAGGGCGAGAAATTGGAAGGGATCACGCAACTGTTTTGCATACGCTTAAAAATTTTGAAAACTGGCTTTTTTACGACAAAGATTTTGAAAAAAAGTTTGAGAATTTAAAACAAAAGGTTTTTTATGACAGAACAGTTAAACATTTTGAGCAAAAAAAGTTAAAAAATAAATATGAATTGATTAAAATTGCAAAAGATTTATTAATAAAAGAAATAACAATACTAAAAGAAAAACAAAATGGATAAAATTAATTTTATAAAAACAAAAAAGGATCATTTTATTTTAGAAGTGAATGGGGTTAATTTATTTGACGAACAGGAAAAAAGTTTTTTCAGGAATTTGATCCAGGTAATTGATAATAAATTGTAAATGATTTCAAAAAATCCATTTGAGAAATATTTAAAAGGCGAGGATCTTTTGCAAAGAGCTGTCATAAATTATATAACTATGAGTTATCCTAAGGCTATTTTTACGCATCCAATGAATGAGGGTAAGCGTTCGCCTTTTGAACAATTTAAAATGAAATATTTGGGGGCAAAACCAGGAATTCCTGATTTATTGATATTTACTCCAAATTCAAAAAAGAACGGTTTAGCGATTGAATTAAAACATAAATATAATAAACCTACACCAAACCAAAAAGAATGGCTTAAATGGCTTGAAAATTGCAACTGGGAGGTAAATTGGCATAATAACTTTGACGATGCAATTAAAACAATTGATAATTACTTTAAAAATTAAAAAAAATGAAATATAGAGATGTATATTTTGATGACAAAAATCAAAAAATTAGATGGACTATTTCAAAACCTGAGCAATTTGCAGATACTTATAATTTTATAGGTAAATGCACTAGGGTTGAATTCGATCTTTTAATAGAGCTGTTATGGTTTCGATTTGAGGATGCGGATATTGAATTGGTTGATTTAAAAAATATCTTTAAAGATTTTAGAAACTTTTGTGATTCTATAAAAGAAAATTATAAATTGTTTTAAAATTTTACCTACATTTGCGAAGTTGTGTCAAGGCAACTAATACTAAAAAATTAATAGATACCCTGTTGATGATGCGCCCTTGACCGCTGATTTAACAGGGTTATTTTTTTATGGAAGACAAAAAATCATATTACGCAATCATTCCAGCAGATGTAAGATACTGCAAAGATTTAAAAGCAAACGAAAAACTTTTGTACGGTGAAATAACAGCATTAACAAATGACAAGGGATTTTGTTACGCTTCAAATTCTTATTTCGCCAACTTATATAATGTATCAAAAGTAAGCGTTTCAAATTGGATTTCAAATCTTGAAAAAAACAAGTTTATAAGGTTGGAAATGATTTATAAAAGTGGATCAAAAGAGATTGAACAAAGAAAAATTTTTATCTTACCCCTATTAAAGAAAACTTTAATACCTATTAAAGAAAACTTTAATACCCCTATTAAAGAAAACTTTAAGGATATATATAATACTAACGTATTATATAATAATAATACAAAAAAGAATAATAAATACACAAAATCAAAAACGCCTGAATTTAGTGAAACAGTTTTAAAAGCGTTTCCGCATTTTGTATCATTATTTCCTGATCAATATAAACCAAAATCTGAGGCACAAAAAAATAAATGGATGGACTGCCTAGATAAAATTGAAAGGATTGATAAATACAAATTGACTGAAGTTTATAAAGTGGCAAAAGATTTAAGATCTGACGATTTTTGGCAATCTAATTTTTTAAGTATTTTAAAACTTCGTAATGCTGACAAAAATGGAATTAAGTATATTGATCGCTTTATGCTAAATAACAGGTCTAAGGAGCGCCCTGTTGGATTTAATAAAGTAAAAGGATTAATCAGTTACTTTATTTATAAAAGTCCCGCAAATGGCTTAAATGAGCTTGGCGCAAAAACAAAAACTGGAGATTTGTTTGAATTTCACATAAAACAGTTAATGTTCACAGATGAATTTAATGAGTTGAAACAATATGTTCTAAATGAGAATAAGTAAACATTTAAAAGATTGGAACGAATCAGATTTGTTTTATTGGCTAAGTCAAAACTATTATAATTTGCTAGTCAATACGAATGAGGGTTTTTCCAGGTTTGATTGTTATGATATTGAAACGAAAAACAGGATTGAATTAAAATGCAGAAAAAAACATTATGACGATTTAATTATTGAAAAAACAAAGTTTGATTCATTAGTTAATATTTCAAATGTTACTGGCGACGTTCCTGTTTATATTAACAGCACTCCAAAAGGAATTTTTTTGTTTTATCTTAAAAATATAGATATTGAATGGTTTGAGAAATCACTTCCAACAACAACTGATTTTGATAATAAAAATAAAATACAAAAAAAAATTTCAAAAATAAATATAAAAGATTCCATTAAATTGAAATAATTTTTTTAATTTCGCAAAACAAAACAAAAACAAAATGAAAACATTCAGCGATTTTAACATTGACGTTGGTAATAAATCAACAGGAAAATTAAAAACAAAATGCCCAAATTGTAGCGATTCAAGAAAACATAAATCAGATAAATCATTGTCAGTTGATATTGATAAAGGTTTATTCAATTGCCACAATTGCGGATGGAGTGGAACAACTAAATTCCAAAAAAAACAAGATTACATAAAACCTGAATCTATAAAAGTTAATTTAACTGATAGGGTGATTGAATGGTTTGGCAATAGAGGGATCACTCAGCCAACATTGTCACATTGGAAAATTGGGGAATCTTTGGAATTTTTTCCGCAAGTTGGTAAAAAAAGAAGAGCTGTCAATTTCAATTATTTTAGAAATAAAGAACTTATAAATGTAAAATATAGAGACGCTGAGAAAAATTTTAAAATGGTTTCAGGCGCTGAACTTATATTTTATGGTATTGACAATATTGTTGAAATGGAGACAGTTTATATTGTCGAAGGCGAAATGGATGCGTTGTCACTTCACGAAGCTGGAATTTATTCGGTTTGCTCAGTTCCAAATGGTGCATCAAAAGGAAATCAGCGTTTGGAATATTTAGATAATTGTTTCGAATATTTTGAAAACAAAAAACAGATAATAATTTGCACAGATAATGACAATCCTGGAATTGAATTAAGAAACGAACTTGCTAGAAGGTTTGGAGCGTATCGTTGTAAATATGTTGAATTTGGCGATTTTAAAGACGCTAACGAGGTTTTAATATCAAAAGGCGCGGAAACATTAAGGAACTTTATAAAAAACGCTAAAAACTTCCCATTGGAGGGTGTTTTGAACATTGACAACATTTGGCAGAATGTTTTAAATTATAATGAAAACGGAATCAAAAATTATTCAATTGGACTGCCTGAATCAGATACATTTTTCAAATTAGCATTTGGCGAGTGGACTGTTGTTACAGGAATACCAAATTCAGGAAAATCTGACGTTGTTGATCAAATTTGCTGCAATATGGCAGTCAATTATGGTATGCGTTGCGCAATGTTTTCTCCTGAATCATTTCCCTATGAGGGCCACATTAAAAGAATTGCAAATAAACTAAATGAAAAAAATTGCACAAACGAAGATTTAAACAATACAAAAGATTTTATTCAGGATCATTTTTATTGGATTAAAATAGATCTTGAAAATTTAACGCTGGAGGGAATTTTGGATGCCTTTAAACAATTGGTATTTCAAAAGGGTATTAATATTGTCGTGATTGATCCTTGGAATATGCTAGACCATTCAGCACAAAGAGACCATTCATATATTGGAAGGGCCTTGTCTCAAATTACGCAATTTTGTCAGCAAACAAATACGCATTTGTTTTTAGTGGCACACCCTAGAAAAATAGAATCTGAAAATGGGAACTATAAAAAACCAACTTTGTACGATATTTCAGGAAGTGCTGATTTTTTCAATAAGGCATATAATGGAATGATTGTATTTAGATGCATAGGCCAAAAAACAAAATACGATTCAGATATTGTAAAAATGTACATTGAAAAAGTAAAGCGAAAAGAAAATGGACAACTTGGCGATTTTGATATTGCTCCCGATTTCAAGTCAGGTGGGGTTTATAGGGATATTGATTTGGCTACAAAAAAATTTGAAGTTATAACTGATAATATTGTTTTTTAAATTATGGCAAAAATAAAAACAAAACCAACTTTTTTAATTCCAACAAAAGAACATCACGAAGCTATTAAATGGTGCTTAAAAAATAACATTAAAATTGGAGTTTTGCCAACTGCCAAAGGTTTAAAGGTTGAGATTAACGACAATGGAAAAATAAAAATATCAGATAATACATACGAAAATTATGAGGCTTCTGACAAATGTTGGGAACTTTATTTATATATTTACAAAAAATATTTTAATTTATGATAAATTTTGAAACTATAATATTCCCAATTTACGGATTAATGTTGGGAGTAAATTACTGGAATTCTGAAATGGAAGATCAAGACGAATCTGAAATATTTCCTGAGAATCAACATTGTTTGCAATTTATGTTTTTATTTTTTGGAATTTCATTTGTTTGGTATAAATAAAAAAAAATGGCAGATATTACAATGTGTAACGGAATAGGCTGTGAGATTAAGGAGATTTGTTATAGATATAAGGCAACGCCTAGCGAATTCAGACAAAGTTATTTTTTTACATCACCGAATAAAGGGTTGGAATGTGATTATTATTGGAAATTTGAAATACATTAACTATGAAACAAAAAATAAATATAAATGATTTAAAACCAAATGAAAACAATCCAAGATATATAAAGGATGTTAAATTTGTAAAGTTATTACAGTCGATAAAACAGTCTCCTTCATTTATGGAAATGAATCCGATTAAGGTTGACGAAAATATGGTAATACTCGGAGGAAATATGCGTTTTAAGGCCTGTAAACATTTAGGATGGAGCGAAGTTCCTTTTGAGATTTTTACAAGGGAAATGGCTGATCAAAATAATGCTGAGAGGCAAAAACAAGGAATTGACGTTGCTAGTTATGAATATCAATGTAAAGAGTACATTGTTAAAGATAATGTTGGATTTGGTGAATGGGATTTTGATATATTGGCAAATCAATTTATTTTGGAGGATCTTGAAAATTGGGGATTGGATATATTAGCAAATGAAGATGATGAAATTATAGAAAAAGAAGATAAGGAAACAAACGAGGATGTTTGCGAGTTATGCGGTAAATAAAAACAAATGAAAAACAAAAATTTAAAGTACGGATTTTTAGTAATAGCAATTACAAATTTTTTATTAATGATTGTATTTTTTTTAATTATTGCTATTTTTTTTAAAATGTTTAAATTTGCAATATGACAACAAATTCGGACATAGTTAAAAAGCAATTGATTGATGCATTGGAAAAATCGCTTGGTATTGTTACAACAGCCTGTAAAATAGTAGGATGCGCACGATCTACATTTTATGAATATTATTCAAAAGATCAGGATTTCAAAAATCAGGTTGATGAGTTGCAAAATATGACTTTAGATTTTGCTGAAAGCCAATTGCACCAGCAAATAAAAAAAGGAAATACAACTGCAACAATTTTCTATTTAAAAACAAAAGGCAAACATCGAGGATATATTGAACGCAAAGAAGTTGAAATGACAGCTTCAGTTTCAACAAGTAAATTATCTGAAGACGCAAAAAAGAAAATAGAGGATATTTTAGAGAATGAGTATTGATAAAATAATTAAAGATAAATGCGAAAATTCTTTGTTATTTTTTACTCGGTATATTTTTAAAGAAAACACAGGTAAAAGGTTTGAATCCGCTGAGTTTCATCACAAATTAGCTGACACTTTAGAGCGAGTAAATAATGGCGAGATAAAACGCCTTATTATTAATATTCCGCCTAGATACGGAAAAACTGAAATTGCTGTAAAAATGTTTATTGCCTGGAGTTTAGCGAAGCGCCCAACTTCAAAATTTATTCATTTATCTTATTCAGATTCATTGGCGTTGGACAATAGTTCACAAACAAAAGAATATATAACTTCAGATTCTTTTCAAAAACTTTGGGGGATTGAACTTAAAAAAGACAGTCAAAGCCAAAAGAAATGGTACACTACTGAAGGCGGTGGAGTTTACGCAACAGCTTCGGGGGGTGCAATTACAGGATTTGGTGCTGGATCAGGTGGAGCGATTATCATTGATGACCCTTTAAAACCTGATGACGCACTTTCTGATGTTAGGCGTTCCTTTATAAATAACCGATACAATACAACAATTAGATCCAGGGTAAATAGTCGAGACGTTCCTATTATTGTGATAATGCAAAGATTGCACGAAGATGATTTGTCAGGATATTTGTTAGGGGGTGGATCGGGTGAGGATTGGTATCATTTAAAATTACCAGCATTAGACGAAAATAATACTCCTTTATGGCCTGAAAAACATTCATTTGAAGAGTTGGAAGCAATTAGACAAGCTGACAGATATACATTCAGCGGACAATATTTGCAAATTCCTTCGCCCCCTGAAGGTGGTGAATGGCGCAAAGATTGGTTTGGAATAATAAATAAAGCTGAAGTTCCTGGGGATGTTGTTTGGGAAATGTACATTGATGGTGCTTACACAAAAGACACAAAGAATGATCCAACAGGTATTCAAATTAGTGGCAAAAGTGGTGACAATCTTTATATTTTTAAAAGCATTGACAAATATCTCGAAATGCCTGAATTAAAAAACTTTATTAATTCGTTTGTGAAATCCTGCGGGGTTAATGTTTCTCAAATATTAGTAGAGCCAAAAGCATCAGGAAAATCGTTAGTGCAATTATTAAGGCGTGAAACAAATTACAATGTTTCGGAATTAAAAACTAATTTTGTAAGGTACTCAAAGATTGAAAGGGCAAGAGCTTCGTCACCATTCATTGAAGGCGGAAGGGTTTATTTAGTGAAAGATAATTGGAACGATGCATTCCTTCAACAAGTCAGCACGTTTCCAAATGCTAAACACGATGAGCATATTGATATAACTTCTTATTCAATAGAACGAAATCTGATCAACAATTTCTTTATAGTTTAAAACAATTTTTAATTTTGTATTTTTACGAAAATTTTATATAAAATAAAATATGGCTTCATTCCTAGATCGTTTAAAAGCTATTGTAAGCAAAAACGCACAAAACACAAATTTCAACTATAACAAAGCAATATATAATTGGCTTGGTGAATCTATTGTTTGGAATCCTGAAAATGACGATTCTTATATTACAGAAGGCTATCGTAAAAATTCAACAATTTATTCAATTATTAATTTAATAACAAAGGCAGCTACAACAATTCCTTTTCAAATTTACGAGGTTAAAAATGAAAACGATTACAAAAGATACAAATCTTTGACTAGCGGAACGATTGATTCATCGACAATCAATAAGGCTGCATTGTTGCAAAAAAATTCTTTAGTTGAATTGAGCGATACTGAATTGCACGAACTTTTAGAACGTCCGAATCCAGGACAGTCTTATAATTCATTTATGACTGAAATTATTTCTTTTGGAAAATTAACAGGAAACAGATATATATACGGAATTGGGCCTGATTCAGGGCCTAAGATGGGTAAATTTACAGAATTGTATTGTATGCCTTCGCAAGTTATGGAAATCGTTTCAGGAGGTATTATGCAGCCTGTTCAAAAATATAAAATTGAATATAACGGAACTTTTGAAATTCCAGCTTCTGAGATTTGTCACATTAAAGATTTCAATCCTTATTATGATGGAAGCGGATCGCATTTGTATGGACAATCACCTTTGAGAGCTGGTTTACGTTCTTTGACCACAAATAACGAAGCGGTACAAACAGGAGTAAAATATTTGCAAAATCAAACAGCAAGAGGTTTGCTGATGTCAGAAGAGGGCGATTTGAATGAAGTACAAGCGCAACAACTCAAAGATAAATTTAGAAAACAATTTCAGGGATCTGACAATGCTGGTGATGTTATTATCACGCCAAAAAAATTAAGCTGGGTTAACTTTGGATTAAACGCTTCAGATGTTTCTTTAATTGAACAATATAACGCATCAATAAAAGATCTTTGTAATATTTACAACGTTCCTGTTCAATTATTAAACAATACTGATTCCAGCAGCTACAACAATATGAAGGAAGCTAAAAAAGCCTTATATCAAAATGCTGTAATTCCTGAATTGTTAAAGATTAAAGACGAATTGAATAGATGGTTAGCGCCTAAATATGGGAACAAACTTTGTATTGAATTTGATTTTACAGTTATTCCTGAATTGCAAGAAGAGGCTGACAAGGTTGTTGATCAATTAGCAAAGGCTTGGTGGTTAACGCCAAACGAAAAACGTTCGGTAATGGCATACGGAATTGACGAAGAGAGTGATGTTTTAAATGATTATTTCATTCCAGCAAATTTAATTCCAACAAAAGTGACTGATGTTGATCCTGAAATTGATCCAATTGATATTGACGTAAATAAGTTTTTAAAAGACGTTAAAAAAAAAATCCAATAAGTAAACAGGAAACGTTCGATTCATATCCACAAACAGCATCAAATAATGCAAAGAGAATGTTGGAGTGGAGGGAAAAATATGGCGATCAGGTTACCGCTGGAACTGCAACAGGATGGAGACGTGCAACGATGTTAGCTAATAGAGATCCGTTGACAATTGAAATGCTAAATAGGATTAAATCATTTTTTGCACGACACGAAGGAAATCAAACAATAGCGGATCAATATAAAGATACTCCCTGGAGGGATAATGGTTATGTTAGTTGGAATCTTTGGGGTGGTACAGCAATGAGGGATTGGGTAAATGCAAAATTGAATCAAATAAACGATTAATATTTTGGAATTAAATAGAGACAAATGGCAACGTGATTTTGAAAATCAGTTATTTACTGCTGAAAAAGCACAAACTGCAAAAATAAAATCATATTATCAAAAGGAATATAATAAAGGCGTTGAATCTTTTTTGTCTCAAAATCAAACTACATTTCAGCTTTTATTTCAAGATCAGGATCTTTTGAAATTATATCGTGATTTGTATTCTCAAATAGGAATGCGTTTTGCAAATTGGTACGCAAAAAACTTTGACAAGTATTTAACAAAAGGCGTAAATCCAAATCAATACGCTTCACAATGGGAAAATACTTTCGCATCTTTTGGATCGGCAGTTGGTGCGCAAAGGGTGACTTTGGTTTCAGGAACTGCAAAACAAACTTTGATAAAAGTAACACAAAACCTTATTTCTGATCCTGATTTTATGAGCGTTGGAAATATTGAAAAAGGGCGTATTTTAAGAAATCAATTTAGTAAGTATTCAAAATACCAAGCGGAACGATTAGTTCGTACTGAGGCCACAAATGCAGCTAATTTTGCAACGATGGAATCAGCAACAACTATATTTCCAGGAGCGCAAATGCAAAAAGAATGGATTGCAAGTTTTGACGATAGGACTAGGAGTACGCATACTGAAGCAGGAGCAAGTGATCCAATTGATTACAATCAGCCTTTTATGGTTGGTGGATCTTTTATGATGTATCCTGGTGATCCTTCAGGCCCAGCTGCGGAGGTTGTGAATTGCAGATGTAGCGTTGCGCCATTTCCTAAACAAAACGCTCAAAGTGTTGGCGGAATAACAGATATAAATATTGGTTTAGGGGGCGCAGAATCTACTGGATTTGGATTAACAGATGTTATTTCGGCAGTTAGTTCTGTTGTTGTTTCAGCTTCGCAAAATATAATTGAAAGAACTAGTGCCGCTTTTAAAACAATTAACGATTTTAAAAACGGAATGACGGAATTATTTTCAAAATATAAGATTGATTTATCGTCAATTAGAACATCGAAAAAATTAACAATTCAACAATATAATTTAATATATAATAAATTAGATGAATTATTACTAAAATATAATTTCAGTTCAATAGAAAATCAACAATCAATTAAAATGTTGTTTAGTAGTGGTGTAAGAACTTATGGTTATGTTGAAAGATATTCGGTAAGCGGAAATTTAACTAAAATAAATTTAGGTGATTTAATTGAAGACGCTTCGTCAAGAATGCGTATAATAGAGAATAAACTTACAACTCGATGGTTTAGTGTAGTAGATCCAGACAAAATTTTGTTATCAACGCCAGTTCACGAAATGGCGCACGTTTTATTACATACTTCTATGAAAGGCAAACGTGAAGTTTTAGATAAAATTAGGGAAATTAGACAACAATATTACGCAGAAATGAGAGCTTTAAGAGATGCAAATAATATAAAAAAATACAATGAAATTTATATTGGAAGATATGCGCTTCATTCATTAGATGAGTTCATTGCCGAAGCATTTACTGAATTTACATTGTCGTCAAATCCTTCAAAATATTCTAAGTTAGTTGGGGAAGTAATTGAACAATATTTAAAAAATCAATAAATGGCTACATTAAAAGAATCAAATAAAACAAATTGTTTTCATTGTAAAAACTTTAATGAATTTCAAGGCAATTGTAAAGCATTTCCTAACGGAATTCCTTATGGAGTTGGAACATTAGAGCCGCACAATAAACCATTGCCAAATCAAGGCAATAGTATAGTATTTGAAAAAATATAATTTTTTTTAAAAAAAAATAAAACAGTTGTCTAAAGCTCTTAATTAGATTATAGCACGTAATTAATACGCAACTGAATTATTTTTACACAATATCGGATTCGAACCGATGCCCTAACAGATGTTTTACGTCATTATGCTCTAAGCCTCTGAGCTAATTGTGATTTATTAATAAAAAACAAAGATAAAATATAAAAATCAAATATCGTATATTTACCAAAATTTTATTAAATGAATTCTATTTTATATAAGGCAGCACCAATAGGTGAATTATTAGACGCAGACGAAAACGCTGGAATCATTAAAGGATATGGATCTTATTTTGGAAATAAGGATTCAGATTCTGATGTTATTTTAAAAGGCGCATATAAAAAAACTATTGCAGAAAATGGCAACAGGGTTAAATATTTATATCAGCACGATATGAATCAGCCTATCGGTAAGATGACTGAACTTTATGAGGATGACAAAGGTTTGGTTTTTGTTGCTGAAATTGCAAAAACGCAATTAGGAAAAGATGTTGTTGAGTTAATGAAATCAGGCGTAATAACTGAGAATTCTGTTGGTATTATGCCAATCCAAAAACAAAATAAAGGAGACTATCGAGAAATAAGCGAAGTTAAACTTTATGAGATTTCAGCTGTAACATTAGCAGCGAATGATCAGGCAAAAATATTAGACGTTAAAGGAAACATTGACGTTGAAAAACTATCTAAAAGATACGACAATCTAACAAAATTAATTCGCAAAGGTGAAATCTCAGACGAAATGGGTTTCGCAATTGAAGCGGAAATATTAAAATTAAAATCATTATTTATGGAGTTCACGAAGCCGACAGATGAAATCACTTCGCCGAATGTAGAAATAAAAAACAATGATTTGGAAGTGTATAACTATTTAATTAACTCGTTAAAAAAATAAAAAATGGACGAAAATTTAAAAAACCAATTGGATCAATTTAACCAAGCTATTGATTCAAAAATTGAAAAATCTAACAGCATCGCAATAGAAAATGCTGTTGTAAAAGCAAACGAAATCGTTAAAAATGAAGTTGTTGAATTATCTAACAAATTAAACGATCGTTTAGATGCAATGGAAGTTGCTACTAAAAAACAATTTAGCACAGCTAAAAGAATGACTTTCAAAAGTGCTTTAGTTGAAGCAATCGAAGGTGGCGCAATCGAAGGAATTGCAAAAGGAAATTCAAGAAGTTCGTCTTTTGAAATCAAAGCTGATATGACTGTTGGAGCTGATTTTACAGGTGAAGTTATTCCAGCTGACAGAGTTCCTGGATATAAATTTGATCCAACAAGACCAGTTCATATTCGTCAATTATTAGCTCAAGGATCAACTCAGTCTGACGTTGTTCGTTTCGTAAAAGAAAGCGGATATTCAAACGGTGCTGGTGCAACTGCTGAAGGAATCACATTAGTACAATCTGATTTCGATATGATTGCAACTGACGCAAACGTTAGAAAAATTGGTACTTATTTCAGAATTTCTGAAGAGATGTTGGCAGATACGCCTCAGTTGACTTCTTATATTTCAACTAGAGCGCCACAAAAACTTTTAGAAGTTGAAGACACACAAATTTTAAGTGGAGCTGGAACAGGCGCACAATTAAGCGGAATCATTACAGATGCTGCTGACTTTGCTGCTGGATCTTTAGCTGGAACTGTAGAGTCTGCAAATGAATTTGACGTGATTGTTGCTGCTTTAAATCAATTAGCTTTGGCTAACTATAATGCTGACACTATCTTGTTAAATCCTTCAGATTTCCACAAAATCTTATTATTGAAAGATACTCAAAACAATTACTTGAAAGATCAAGTTTACAACGGATTGCAGCCAGTATTTATGGGCGTGAAAGTTGTTTTAAATACAGCTATTGCTGCTGGAACTTTCTTAGTTGGTAATTTTGCAGTTGGAACTCAATTATGGATCAGAGATGGTTTAAATGTAGAATTCTTTAGAGAGGATGGAACTAACGTAAGAGATGGATTTGTTACTGTTAGAGTTTCTGAAAGAGTAGCATTGACTAACTATTTACCAAATGCTTTCGTGAACGGATCTTTTGCAACTGCAAAGGCTGCTTTAGAGACTGCATAATTAGTAAATTTTTAAATTTAGAAGGGCCTGGATTAATTTTCAGGCCTTTTTTTATTCCCTTTATTTATAAGGGTTTCAGCACTAAATGAAAAAAAACTTTAAAAAAAACTGAAAATATTTTTTTAATTCCAAAAAAGGTTTTATCTTTGTAGTGTCAATAAGACGTAACAAAACAAAAACAAATATTATGACAACTTTCGAAAACATCGCAGACGTATTAGTAATAAAAGAGCATATTGATCACGCATTAAGTAATTCTTATGGAGGTTTTACTTATGACAGAAACTTTAATGCTCTTGGTCAAGAGATTATGATTTATACAAGAGATGGACAATATGAAAATGAGGTTGTATTGACTTCGGATAAGTTAGATTCTATTTATGTTTTAAATAACCATATCGGGTATCAAACAGAAATAATTCAGGAATTATTAAAAAAATAAATAATAAACGGCGGTGTAAAAACCGCCATTAATTTAAACATTATGAAAACAATTAAAAGAATTATCAAAGAGTACAAAGAAAACAAGAATTTAATACCATTTAAGACGGTTATTTTAGGAACTGGCGTAATATGCCAACATTACAGAAACGGTAAAATAGAAGTTATTTAATTATGGAAAGGCTAGATAAATTAATCGCATTATTTGAGGGAACGGATAATGTTTATGTATTGGGCGAATTAAAGTTGGCTAAAATAGAAATTGAAATTGATTTGTTGAAAGTTCAGATTTCTGAACAAAACAAAAGTATTCAAACTTTAAAAGATCAGATATATAAAGAAATTGAAAAAATTTAATTATGAAGGATCACTATTATTTAACCTATGAGCTTTCGCTGGTTTTAAATAGAACAGGCGATTTAAGTCTCAACAATAAAAAGATTTCAAGGGAGTATAAAATACCAAAAACAGAATTGAACAAAGTGTTTTTGAATCAGTACATTTTCGGAACTAATAAAAAAAGAGATTTGAATCATTTAGATTATTTAGTGCAGGAATTTAAATATAAAGTTGCCGAAATTTTTGAAAATATACATTTATCAGAAAACATTGATCACATAACATTCGTAAACAGATCAATAAGATTTGAAGATTGGTTGACACAAGCTGAAGTTCAAATAAAAGAAATCTAACGGTTTAGTATAAGGTTTCGTTGCGTATAAACAACAAAAACCATTGAATTGTAGATAATAAACAACAAATAATAACTAAACATCGATAAAGCATTGAAAAGCAATAGACTTTATACGGTGTTGTAAATCTTTTAATTATGGGACATAGAATAACACAAACCATTTACACTTGCGATGTGTGTAATGAAACGCCTGAAGATGGCGAACACCTTTGGCATATGAACAGACAAGTATGGTGCAAAGACTGTTGTGAAAAAATAGAGAATGAGGAAATAGAACACCCATAATTTATTGTTTACAACTACTAATAAAGAGAACAAATGTATTAAAATTCTTATAAAGCTATCTAAAACAAAGGTAATTAGAAAAAGCGATATGTAAACGCAATTGTTTACAACGGTAGTGAAATGTAAACGCAATTATTTACAACGCTTAGGCTGTTTTTTATAAACTTTGTTAGGCACTTTTAAAATTATACACAAAAAAAATGGATAAAAATTCTAAAAAATTATTTATCATAATTAACGAAAAAAGAGTTTTTATTCATAGTTTAGCACAATTAAAAGAATTACAAAAACAAACATTTCTTAAAAGGGTAAAATTAGCCATTTTAAGAGCTTTAAAATTAAAACAATGAGAAACACTCCAAAACATTATCAAAACGATCAAGATTATGATTTAATTGACGTTATAAAGGATTACAATTTGAATTTCAATCTCGGAAATGTATTGAAATATATTTGTCGAGCTGGAAAAAAAGAAAATGAGATTCAGGATTTGGAAAAGGCGCTGGATTATTTGAATAGAGAATTATCGTATTTAGAAAACTATTTAAAAATTGAGGATTAATTATGGAATATTTTGACTATTTACCTGAAGAGGAAGAGGAATACACTTGCAACGTTTGTGAAGTTCCAATTGATAAACCTGGCGTTTGTTCTTACAAATGTTATAAAATTGATATGATGTAATGATTAAAAATATAAAAATTTTATTGACAGCTTTATTTTTATTCTTTGGAATAAGACAGTACATTTTATATGGCGATTTTATTGGTGCTTTATTTTTGTTACTTATATTTTTGTCGCTATTAACAACAAGATCAAAAAAATAGTGATTATTTTTTTTTATGAGAGGAAAACCGTTTTCGTAATTGAAGCGGTTTTTTTTATATATTTGAAAAATGAATACTAATTTAATTGGATGTTTGGCGGAATACAAATTTGCAGTTAAAGCAATGGAAAAAGGTTTGACTGTTTCATTCCCATTATTAGACGCCTCGCCTTATGATTGTATTGTTGACACAGGAAGTTCCCTGAAAAAAATACAAATTAAATCAGTTCAAGCAGATTCTGAAAAATTAAAATGCTGGATAAGTACAAAACATAACAATTACACACTTGAAAATGTTGACTATTTCGCTATTTATTTAAAGTTTTACGATGGGTTTTATATTTTTAAAAACGATGGCAAAATAAAATTTATAACTTTAGATAAAAAAAAGGTAATGTCAGAAAATTTTAATAACTTTGAATTCTTATAAGATTTCATATTTGTTTTTGTTTAAAACCGTCATTATTTTATAGTGGCGGTTTTTTTGTATTTTTACAAAAAGTTTATAAAATGAATTTAAAAATAAAACAGCCAATTTTAAGAAACGGAAATAGATATGTAGAGGGTGATGTTATAGATTTACCTGATAATATTGCTAAAATTTGGATCAAAAAAGGCTTTGCTACAAAGAAAAACAAAACAAAATACGAGACTAAGGAACTAAAAGTTGAATTTATAGAAATCAAAGAAAATGAGACAGATCAAAATTAATTCTCAGCAAGGCAATGAAATATTGATTCCGCAAGACGTAAAGGATTATGTCAGAATTGACACTTCAGCAGATGACAATCTAATTGCCACAATGATTATTCAGGCACGAATTTGGTGCGAAAATTACATTTCCAGGGATATAGTTCCAAAAAATCGAACTTACTATATGGATACAACAAACGGATTATTTGATTTGCCATTTGGGCCTGTTGCAAGTATTGATGAGGTTTTAATTGATGGAACTGCAACTGTTAACTATGAGATTTTGGGATTGGATAATGAAAGCATTGAACTTGATCAAGGCCCAGCTGAAAGGGTTAAAGTTACTTATGTAACAAGTGGATTGAATGATGGTTTAATTAAACAGGCAATGCTGCAATTAATATCAACTTATTATGACAATAGAGCTGATTTTGATTCAGGCGATTTAAAAGGAGTTCAAGCAATTCCAACATCCTCTAAAAATATTCTAAACTCTTATAAAGCAATGTTTTTGTAATGCAAAGCGGAAAATTAAATACAAGATTAAAAATAAAACGATTAGTAAAAACTGAAGACGAATTTGGAGGGTACAATTCAACACTCCAGGAGGTTGCGAATGTTTGGTGCGATCTAAAAGAAATAAGCGGCGAAATAGAAGATAATTTTGGTAAAAGAACTCACAATGTAGGCGTTGAAATTATATTGCGTAAAAGAACGTCAGATTTGGTTTTGGTGGGCGATATTTTTACAGTCAATAATGGAACGCAAGAATATCGTATAAATGAAAAGTTTGAATATAACTTGGATTATGCTACGAAAATAATTGCCACAAAATCAAATTAAATGAGCGTTAAAATTGATCAAGGGGATTTGAAACTTTTAAAGAAGAGGTTGGATAATTTAAGAACATTCGACAAAAAAACATTGTCAAATGAAATTGGACGTACAGCTTTGGAAATTTCAAGATTAGCAAAGCAAAATGCGCCTGTTGATACTGGAACTTTAAAGCAATCTATTAGAGCAGAAAAAAAAGGAAAAATTGCTGATGTTGTAGCAGGTGCAAAATATGCGCCTTATGTAGAATTTGGAACTGGCGGAAATGTTGATTTGACTGATATGGAAGCCCTAGGAATTCCGTCAAGTTATGCAGCACAGTTCAAAGGCAAAGGAATAAAAAATATAAATTTACCAGCTAGACCGTTCTTTTTTAGTTCCGCAAGGATCGGATTTAATAATTTATTGAATAGGCTAAAAGGGGAAATAAACAACGCTATAAATTAAAATTATGAAGAGCGCAATTCATTTATTAAGAAGAGCAATAATAAACAAGTTGAAAAATAATGTTTTTATAAATAACATTGTCGTTCCTGTTTATAATAGAATTCCAAATGACGCAAATTATCCTTTGATTAGGGTTTATGGAGTTTCTTTGGACGAAACTGATCAAAATCAAAGTTCTTTTATTACGGAGGCAATTACCAGGATTGAATGTATTTCAAGATTTTATTCAGATGACGGAGGCGAGTTGGATACTGATTTGATGGTTTCTAAGGTTTTGGAATTAATTAGAACACGATCAAACGAATATGCAGACTTATCAGCTAGTGGTTTTAAAGTTTACACAACTGTTAACGAAGGAGTAAGCTATTTACAGGACGATTTAAAAGATTACACATATTTCAGGGCAATTATTGAAATATCGAACAAAATGGAGCAAATAGAAACAACAGGAGGGTTACAATCAGAAATTCAAGTAGAACTACAATCATAAATAAAAAAAATGGCTAAAATCACATTCGAAACAAAACTAGACAATCAAATTTCTGAACTCCCTTCAATCAATAAGGTTGCAGCTTTGGATATGAACGAAATTAAATCCTCGGTAAATCAATTATATGATGACAAAGGGGGTTTCGCTTATTATCAGGATTTAACAACGGAAACAACGCCAATTGTAGTAACCGCTGACACTTGGGTTGATTTAACTAACGACAAAGCTGGGCCTGATACATTGACAACATATAAGCCTGGTTATGTAAGTGGCGATTTATGGAATAGCGCCAACAATACAATTTCTTTAAATGAGATTCCGAACGGAAAAATAATTTTATTACGAACTGATTTCAATTATATAGAAGGATCGTCAAACCAACATTTTGACGCAAGGATTTATTTTCCTGATATAGACAAAGAGCTTCATTTTTTACATTTAGACTTAGGAAGTAAGCATTTAGAAAATCATTTTGTAAATACAATTCAATTTTATACTGATTCCAACATTCAAGAAAGCGATGTAAAAATTCAAATTAAATCGTCAGGATCAGGAACTGCAATTGTAAATTCATTTTTGATAACTGTTTTGACGTTTTAAAAATTAATTAATTAATTTTGTGTAAATTATAATTTATGGCATTGACAATAAATCCAAAATTGTGTTTAATCCCTTCAGGATACAAAGCATCAAAAGTATATAGTGTATTACCAACAGATGGAACTGGAGATTTTACATTTTCAAGAGCAGGAGCATTACCAAGTTATAACGCAACAAGAGTAAATTCAGAAGGTTTAATAGAGGAGGTTTTAAGCAACGTGCCAAGACTTAACTATCCAATGATTGATGGGGTTGTTAGTGGATGTCCAAGTTTGTTGTTAGAGCCACAGAGAACTAATTTAATACCTTATTCGGAAGATTTTAGTAATGCTGCTTGGATTAAAGGGAGTTCAACTGTTAATGAAAATCAAGTTATATCGCCAGATGGAACGTTAAATGCGGATTTAATAGTAACTTCTGCTGCTGGAGGCGGGGTTAGTGATGGTATTGGTGGTAGTGGGGATTATTCTTTTAGTGTATTTGCAAAGTATAAAGATATTCAATTTATAAGGCTTCGTTCTACAAGTTCATACGCTTGGTTTGATATAGAAAATGGTTCAGTAGGGACTACAATATCAGCTTTAGATGCTAAAATAGAATATTACGGAAACGGATGGTATAGATGTACTCTTGTTGGTAATAATTCAAATACAATAGTTCAAGTAACTTGTACAGAACAAAATGGTGCAAATGTTGGCTTTGGTAGTGTTTATTTATGGGGGGCGCAATTTGAAGCTGGAAGCTACGCTACTTCTTACATACCAACGCAAGGGAGTGCAGTTACAAGGGTGGCTGATGTTTGTAGTCAAACTCCACCAAGTGGGATTATAGGACAAACAGATGGGACTTTATTTGTTGAATTTCCTAACATTAATAATACTTTTGCTTTCATAGGTTTAACCGCAGGAAGTAATAACAATAGAATGGTTATTTATTCTAGTGGAGATAACATTTTAACTGCACAATTTAGACAATTAGGTACTATCAAACTGCAAGGTTCTAGTAATTTTATTAGTGGTGTTGTTAAAGCATCATTATCTTTTTCATCAACGGAAAGTATTTTTTATGTGAATGGAATACAAATAGCAGTTGGAACTGCTTCTGCTTGGGAATCTCTTAACGAAATTACTTTAAATCAAGCAAATCAAATTGGAGCTAGAGTAAGTCAAATAAAATACTACAATGAAAGATTAACAAACGCAGAATTACAAGCATTAACAACTTTATAAAATTAATAAAAATGAAAGTATATAAACTAAAATATCAAGACAAAGAAACTGCAATCGCTGATTTATTAGCAAAAGGTGCTTATGTAGAAATTGAAAACGAAGATAACGAAACTATTTTATCATATGCAAAAGGAGTTCACGCAATCGTTGAATTGGGTTTAATCGTTTTGGAGAATGGAACTTACGATGAGGATTTCAACGAACTAACTGCACCTATTTACGCAGATGGGTATCATTACGATGTATTAACAGACAATGAAATACATTTTGAAAATGAAATCGAAGTTAACAATCCTAAACATTCTTTTTACGGTGTCTAATGAGTAGAAAGGAAAAGATAGATTTATTTTTATCAAAGTGGGTTTCACGAAAACTAATTGTATTTTTTACAGCTTCCGCTGGTTTATTCAGCGGGAGTTTAGAAAGTAATGATTGGGTAATTGTTGCAACTGCTTATATTTCATTACAAGGAGTTACCGATATTGTTGAACGACTTTATAACACAAAAAAATGAGTTTTGATGACATAAGATTATATGCACTAAACGCTTCAGCTATGGCGGTTTCGTTTACAAACGTTGAAAGAGCATTGAAAATACTTTTATTATGTGTTTCTATTATTTATACAGTTTTAAAAATAATAGAAATGAAAAGTAAAAAAGATGAAACTGACAAATAACTTTAGTAAATCAGAATTTGATTCATTAAAATTTATTTCGTATATTTACAATTGTAGAGTAGTGCCTACTAATATAAAAAATTATTAAAATCCTTGCTGAAAAGAGATGCACTACCTCTGCTTGGCAAGGTATTTTATTTTATGAAAGAAGTTTGGAACGATATTGAAGGATATGAAGGTTTTTATCAAGTATCTAATTTTGGAAATGTTAAATCATTAAGAAGAATAGTAAAACAAGGTTGGGGTTATAGAATTATACCTGAAAGAATTTTAAATAAAACAACTAATAAAGGATATCAATATGTTGGGTTATATTTAAATGGAAGTAATAAAACGTATTTAGTGCATAGATTGGTTGCTAATAGCTTTATAGAAAATAAAAAAAACAAATCACAAGTAAATCATATTAATTGCGACAAAACTGATAATAAAATAACTAATTTAGAATGGTGTACTCCAAAAGAAAATATGAAACACGCAAAAGAAAATAATCTTATCAAAAAAGTTAGCAGAAAAGGATATTTAAATAATCGTTCTAAAAAAGTTGTTGATTTGTGTAGTGGTAAAATATATGATACTGTTGCGTCTGCTGCTTTAGAAATAGGTTATAGTCAACCTTACTTAAATAGAATGTTAAATGGACAAAGAAAAAATAAAACAAATTTAAAATTTTACAATGAAATTAACAGATAATTTTTCACTTTCAGAGTTTCAGTCGAAAGATAATTCTCCAATGCCT